GGTTGCTCTTTTTTATGATAGTGAGTTTGGAACTCCACAGAACTATTTTGATGTATTTGAAATTGATACTACAAGAGTGGTTCATATTCCAGTTACTGATTTGGAAGAATTAAAATTTGATATAGTTTCGCAATTAAAAGAAATCGAAACAGAAGACAAACTTTTTATCATGGTCGATTCTGTGGGAAACCTTGCATCCAAAAAAGAAGTAGAGGATGCAGAGAATCAAAAGTCTGCCGCCGATATGACAAGAGCAAAACAATTCAAGTCTTTGTTTAGAATGGTAACTCCGCATCTAACAATGAAAGATATTCCAATGGTCGCAATTAATCATACATATGATTCGCAGGGACTATATCCTACTAAGGTTGTTTCTGGTGGTACTGGAATGTATTATAGTGCTGATACTATCTGGATTGTTGGTAGACAACAAGATAAAGTTGGTGCAGAAGTTCAAGGATATCACTTTGTGATTAATGTAGAGAAGTCTAGATTTGTAAAAGAAAAGTCTAAAATTCCAATTTCAGTATCTTGGGAAAATGGTGTGGATAGAACTTCTGGATTATTGGATATGGCGGTGGAATATGGTGCAATCACAAAAGGTGGGGGTTGGTATCAAACTGTAGATATGGAAACTGGTGAAATAAACGATAAAAAGTTTCGTGAAAAGGAAACTCATAATATGGAATTTTGGGAACCTTATTTGCAAGATCAAAATTTTAATAGTTTTCTTAGAAAGAAATATAGGGTTGGTTCGTGATGGCAATGTTTGCATCAAAACATATTTACAAACAAAGAATGGATATTTGCAAGGCCTGTCCAGAATACATGCAAAGAATATACACTTGTAGAGAATGTGGATGTTTCATGCCCGCAAAATCTAAGATTGCAAATATTAGATGTCCTAAAGATAAATGGACAGAAGTTTATGGCACCGAAGATGTAGCGCCAGAAGATGATGTTCCAGATGATAAAGAGGAACTTTTGAAACTCGCAGATGCACTAGAAAGAGAAGCTCGAAATATAAGGGAAAGTTTAAAATGATTATTACAGAAGAAAGTTTCACAATGATGCAAACCGAAAATGAAGAAGATGGTTTTGCAGTAAGAATAGATGATGGTCCATTTTCTGGTGTGATGTATAAATTTGGAAAAGTTGATATTTCAGAACAGGGTGAAGGCGCAACAATGTCTTTTGATTTTGAACCTTTACTTGGAAACGACACATATGAAGTTTTAGATTTATATGGAAATAAAGATTTGGAAGAGCTAGCTGGACAAATCTTGAAATATATGTTAGAAGTATCTGTTAACGATGCAATAACAAATTTACAGGCGCAAAATGGATCTTAATGAATTAACTATATTACAAAATCTTGTTAATAATGATGAATACTGTAGAAAAACTATTCCCTTTATAGATAGGGCATATTTTACAGAAGAAAAAGATAAAATTTTGTTTGATCTGATACGGGATCACATAGACAAGTATAATGACGCTCCTGCTCCGATAGCTTTGCAACTTATGTTGGATGAGTTGCAAGTATCGGATATGATATTTAAAGAGGTTGGAGACACTATAAATGTATTGGATAGTGTTGAAGATATCAATCAAGATTGGTTAATTGACCACACAGAAAAGTGGTGTAAAGATAAAGCTATCTATAATGCCGTCTTGGAGTCTATTCAGATTATTGATGGAAAAACACAAAAAGATAAAGGTGCATTACCAAAACTTTTACAGGATGCACTTGCAGTTTCTTTTGATAATCATATTGGACATGACTTTATTGACGACTATGAAGAACGATTTGATTTTTATCAGAAAAAAGAGGAACGCATTCCTTTTCATTTGGAAAAATTTAATCAAATTACAAAGGGTGGACTACCAAACAAAACACTAAATATTGCCCTCGCTGGTACTGGTGTGGGTAAGTCTCTGTTTATGTGTGATGTGGCCGCATCTCATTTGATGATGGGTAAAAATGTATTATATATTACTTTGGAAATGGCTGAAGAAAAGATTGCAGAAAGGATTGATGCAAATCTTTTAAACACTAACATTCAACAAGTTTCCGAAATGCCTAAAGATTTGTTTGTTAGAAAAATTCAAAAGATACAGAAGAAAACAACTGGCAAACTAATCGTAAAAGAATATCCAACTGCATCTGCAAACGCCAATCACTTTAGACATCTGTTACAAGAGCTTATGCTAAAGAGAAACTTTATTCCAGATATAATTTATATTGATTACCTAAATATTTGTTCGTCCTCTAGAATTAAACATGGTGCAAATGTTAATTCGTATTCTTACATCAAATCTATCGCAGAAGAACTGCGTGGGCTTGCAGTAGAAAATAACGTACCTATTGTTTCTGCGACACAGACAACTCGCAGTGGTTATACAAACACTGATGTTGGATTGGAGGATACATCAGAATCCTTTGGTTTGCCTGCAACAGCAGACTTTATGTTTGCGCTAATATCCACAGAAGAATTGGAAGAACTAGATCAGATACTGGTAAAACAGTTGAAAAATAGATATAACGATCCAAATAATCACAAAAGATTTGTTGTAGGAATTGACAGACCAAAAATGAGACTCTATGATGCAGAAGAAGGTGCTCAGGATGAACTAACTGATTCTACTCCTACAACAAATATTGGAAAGAAAAGTAAAAAACTTGATGTAGGAAGTTTTGAAATTGAATTCTAGTGTTGTTTTTCCTAAAATAATAAATAGTGTAACTATCTACAGGAAAAAACTATGTCTAAAGAATTGGTACTTAAACTGTCCAAAATTCAAAATCACAATTCTGTCTTAGACAAGAGTACTAAGACAATAAAAAAGTATCATCTTAGAGTCCCTTCTAATAAAAGAACTTCTACATACGACCAAATAATAAAGTCTTTAAAATCTCAAAGTATCAGTTTCGAAGAAAAAATGATTCAAAGTGAATCGAGCTCTATACCAGTTATAGAGTTTAGTTACTTTGACGAATTATATAGAGTGGTTGTAAAACCATTAGGTGGTGGATCGGGAGCTGGCGCAAGAGCAACTGCAATTGGTGAGTCTGCTCAATGCCTCTACCTTGCAGCACATAGGGATTATAAATCAACAGATTTTACCGCACAAGATTTGTCAGATGGATTTTCTAATTGTGCGTGTGATGTAAAACTGGAAGAAATCAGAAAAGAATTGTCAGAAGATTGGGTTAAATCTTCTATTACTGGAGCAAAGTTACTTAAAGGTAAAATAAACCCAACAAAAAACTACACATATCATAGAGGAAGTTCGTGGGTAACAGCATTAGAAACGCAATGGAAAGTTATCAATAAAAAAGAAAATGTATTCTCAAACATCAATAAATGGAGTCCTGCCGACATATGGATTGTTGAAAATGGATTGTCTCCAGATTGGACACAATTTAAAAATTATGTTCAGTTGAATGATTATATTGAAAAAATGTTTAATGAAAAAAGAATAATGGGTGTGTCACTAAAAAAAGTTGTGGGTGCAACTGGTAGGTATTCCGTTAAAAATTTAACAGGGGCCGTTAAAAAGACTTATGCATATAAAGGATATACATTTGGAAAAACATTTTTTAGCTCCAAAGATTGGTACATTGAATATGAAGGTGGTAAAATACAAATGAGAACTTTTGGTCCCGTTCCATCATCATGGCAGGGCGAAATAAAAGGACAATTTGCAAACCAAGGTAAAGTTGGTGGCGGAGTTTTACAAAATATATTGAAAAGAGTTACAGGGGAAACCTGCACGACACCAAACACAGTAAAAGTGGACAAAAAACACTTAGAAAAACTATATAAATACTTTAATGAATTGACGAACGAGCGTATGGATTATGAAAAATTTGTTTCTGAAGTAAGTAAAAAAACAGTAGATTCTGGAGTACAATGGTTTTACAGTAAATATTTGGGTGCGGAAATTTGTAGTGTTATAAACTCTTATAAAAATCCAAATGATGTAACGACAGAAATTATTTCTTATGCCTCTTCACAATCATCTCTTAGTGGCGTATATGCAAAGGTAGAGTAAATGAAAAGCTTTAGTCAGTTTATAAAAGAAGGAATAAAGTTTAAATTAATTCGTGGTAAAAACATGGATGTTTTAAAAATGTGGAATAAAGGCGATAACAAGTGGGTAGAATTAAGAGGTAAGCCTGGATTTGAAACAAGGTTTGATCCAAAAGATCCACTTCATAAAGCAATTAAAGCGTTAGGTAAATCTGCAAATATTTCAGATTTTGTGAATGGAGACGAAGTAAGTATTAATCCAAAACATCCAGACGCAGAAAAGGCACTAAAAATGATTAAAGGACTAATGAAGTAAAAGGTAAAGTAATGCAGACTTTTGGATCGTATTTAACAGAAGATAAAGGTGGGAAAAACCTTCATCTAGAACACATAGAAGATGAAATAGTCAACTATGGAATTTCTGGTGGGCGTGCCTCTATTAACTTTTTGCGTTCGCTAAGAAATATGTTAGCTGGTAGTGCAACTAAGTCTGTAAATATGACTGTAAAATGGGATGGAGCTCCTGCCATTTTTGCTGGAGAAGATCCTAGTGATGGTAAGTTTTTTGTTGCAAAAAAATCTGTATTTAATGCAACTCCATTGCTTTATAAAAGTATTGAAGAAATTTCAGATGATCAAAAACTAAGTGATACTTTAAAATCAAAATTTACTATTGCGTTTACTGAATTTAAAAAACTTGGAATTAAGGGTGTGTTGCAAGGTGATTTGATGTTTACAGATGATGTATCAACTAAAACTATTGATGGTGAAAGTTATTATACATTCCAACCAAACACACTTGTCTATGCAGTACCTACTAATACAGACTTAGGAAAGAAAATAAATTCCGCAAAAGTTGGTGTTGTTTGGCACACCACATATACTGGTAGTGATCTACAAATGATGAGCGCATCATTCGGAGTTAACATTAGTGGATTAAGAAAACCATCAACTGTTTGGATGGACGATGCAACGTACAAGGATGTGTCTGGTAATGCAAAAATGACAAAATCCGAAACCGATCTTGTTACCAAAGAATTATCTAAAGCTGGTTCTAGTTTTAGAAAAATTAAATCTGATGAACTGTCAAAGTTTCAAAAGATGCAGACTGAAGTAATGAAAGGTGGTCTTTCTGGAGCGTCATTTAAAACTTACCTAAATAGTTTCATAAAAAACGGAGAAAAATTTTCTTTAGATAAAGTAAAAAAATTAGATTATGCGATGTATGTGAAAAGATATTTTGATGAAAAGGTAATTATAAAATTAAAAACAGAAAAAGCAAGAGCTGAAAAAGAAGAATTAAGAGATTCAATAGTAAAAGAGTTACTATCAATGAATAAAACTGTATATTCTGTAATTGAGTTTATGGGATATATTGTAGAGGCAAAAAGTCTCATTGTAAATAAATTAAATAAAATTCAACAATTAGCAAAAGTGTTTATAAGAACAGATAATGGATATAAAGTTACTAATGTAGAAGGGTATGTTGCAATCGATACTGATGGAAAAACGGCTGTCAAATTAGTAGATAGATTGGAATTCAGTTACAACAACTTTACTGCTGCAAAAAATTGGGATAAATGATATGTATGAATATAGAGCAACTGTACTAAGATGGGTCGACGGGGATACCGTTGATGTTGACATTGATCTTGGATTTGGCGTTTGGATGCGCCGGCAAAGAGTTCGTTTATACGGTATCAATACTCCAGAGTCGAGAACAAAAGATTTGAAGGAAAAGGAACTTGGACTTGCGGCAAAAGAATTTGCAAAAAGTCAAGCACCAGTCGGTAAAGAAATTTACATCCGCACGAAAAAGGATAACGAAACTGGTAAGTACGGAAGAATTCTTGGAGAAATAATGATTGATGATGAAATATCTTTGAATAAGATGTTGGTTGAGTCTGGACACGCAGTAGAATACTTTGGAGGTAAGAGATGAAAAACTACGTTGACACTTGGAAAAACATGGTAGAAAATCTACATAATAGAACTAATGAAGAAATTTCTACTGATGTTAAATTCATAAAAGAAGATAGTGAAGCAAACATGATGCTAACTGAATTGAAATCTATCGCAGATAAAGCCGAACAGGTTATTGAAGTGATTAGAGAAGATTTGGAAGAATTTGATGAAGTGGAATATGATGCATGGTTGCAATCAAAAGTTACAAAGTGTAACGACTACATGAATACTGTATTCGATTACATGATGTATTCCGAAGACGAAGAGGAAGATTGATGTATACGTTTAGAGATTATTATAACGAAGATTGCGGTTGTGGAGAAAAATTGGAATTGGTAGAGGCAGAATATCAAGGCAAATCTGTAACTCTAAACAAACCACAAAGAGCAAATGATGGCAAGAAAAAATTCTATGTCTATGTAAAAAATGATAAAGGTAATATTGTTAAAGTTGGTTTCGGTGATCCAAATATGGAAATTAAGCGAGACGACCCAGATCGTAGAGCCTCATTCCGTGCCAGACATAACTGTGACGATCCTGGCCCCAAATGGAAGGCTAGATATTGGTCATGCTATCAATGGAGAGCCGGTAGTAAAGTCGAGGATTGATAATTGAAAGGATGATAACGTGGCATTTTGGAATGGAAAGAAAGAGGGAACTATGACTAACGATTATAAGTACGAAGATGTAGATTTCGGATTCACTGCCGTAGACGAAGAAGAACTCGGCAGACTAAGTGGGGCCGATACAGAACAAGTTACTAGAGTTGTAGAAGGCACTAGTGCCGAGATTAAATCTTTGGACGCTAAGTTGTCTGAATTAATAGAAATGCAAAGAGATGTTATGTCAGAGTTAATCGGTGCGAAACAACTTTACGAGGATAAGGTTAATGATTTTGACATCTCTAAAGAACAAACCGAAGATAAAGTTATAAAACTGGAAAGACTCATTATGCCACTGTTGCACAATTTGTTAAAGAACAAAGATAAAGAGTATATTTTTTGGCCGAACAGAGAACCTATTATTAGGGCCCAGATGGATAAGGTTCTAGAAATAACGAGAGGATCCAATGAAGGATAAAATAGTATTTACGTTTGGTAGATTTAACCCACCAACAACAGGACACGAAAAATTAATCGAAAAAGTTGCCGCAGTCGCTAAAAAAGAGAATGCGGATTTTATGGTCTTTCCAAGTCACTCTCAAAATCCTAAAAAAGATCCGTTAGATATAAAAACTAAAATTAGATTCATGAAAAAAATGTTTCCAAACTATGCAAAAAATATTATTCAAAATAATAAAGCAAAGACTGCAATCAATGTTGCAACTCTTTTATATGAAATGGGATATAAAGAATGCGCAATGGTAGTAGGTGGAGATAGAGTTACAGAATTTAAAACGCTATTAAACAAATATAATGGTGTTGAAGGCAAACATGGGCTCTATGATTTTAAAGGTGGCATTGAAATACATTCTGCCGGCGAAAGAGACCCAGATGCAGAAGGCGTTACTGGAATGTCTGCCTCTAAAATGAGAGCTGCGGCCGCTGCAAATGATTATGAAAGTTTTAAAAAAGGATTGCCGCCAAAATTTGAAAAAACAACAGGAAAGAAAATATTCGATGCACTCAAAGATGCGATGGGAATAAGTGAAGAACTATCTATATTCTTGTCGCCAAGTTACGAAGAATTTATCACAGATCCTATGGTTGAATTGTTGGAAGATATCGATGATGCTGATTTGTTTGAGTTTTTAATGGAAAGAAAAACTGATTTAAATCATAAAATGTATG